ATATGTCCCGCCAACGTCAATACCATTACCGGTATTCTTAGCATTTGCTCCCGCTATAGTTAGTGTATAATCCACATTAGTCGGAGTAATAGCCGCCGGATCACCAACTGTTAACCATATATAATCACCACTCGTATGTGTTGTGGTAGCGGATCCATAAGCACCTCGTATTACATCTGTAACCGTCCAGGAATCACCACCATTATCCACTAGGTCTCGATATATTAATACTTCATCATTAATAATAACCGTAGTCGTCCCAGCTTGCCATTCTTCATCGGTTGCTGTCGTAGCGGATAGTGTTGAGGTTAGGGCAGTAAATGTAATATCCACCATCTCTAACTCATCATTACTTATGTCAGCATCTATAGTTCCCACGTCGTATATCGGCGCGTTAGCCTTAATACCTGCCGAATCAGTGCAGGATATATACGAGACTGTCCCACCCGGGTTTGCACCTAGCGGGGTTATACTACCTAATGGGTACATTTCTGGTGGTGTATCTAACGCCGCAGCATATACCATATCTTCAACACTCCATGTAAACCCAGTAGCTAGTATTGGTTGTTTACTAATGGTTGATGCTTTCGCTATGCCGTAAATATCCTCCGTACCCTCAAGGTCAAGAATCGTGGAATCTTCTTTATCACCACCCAATGATACAACACGTATCGCAAGGTTAGTTACTCCATAGATGCTATGACTTAAATTTACAACATCCCCAACCGCAATGTCAGGAAAATCGATCGTACTTATTTTACATTTTATAAATGCTAATGGATACGATAACTTTTTAATTGCACGATTTGCAATTAATTCCATAGTTGTTTCATCGGAGATCATCGGGTATTCTACAACTTTTGATTTTACCTGCCCAACGGTCTTTTTACTAGCTGTATCGGTGATAATCATAGATGTCATCTCGGTTGCATCAATTTCTGTATACTTAAATGTTATGGTATTAAATGTCTTTGTCCAACTTGTTCTCTCAAATATTAAATCAAAGCTATTATTCTCATTTAATACTTCTACGTCACCAATATCGTAATCATCACGAATCAGTTTTAGTGTATATTTTCCTGAGAAAACATCGTAGTATAATATCCCGTCAACATGTCGAAGGATTTCATCCACCCAATCCTTGGCCGCCTTATCATGTGCCATTAGGAATGATAGTCCTATACTCTCTGTCCTAAGTACATCAGCAGCAGCTATAAATGAATCAATATCTATTATCCCTGCCGGAAGTTCTAGGTGCACAACAAGTATATCATATAATATATGTGCAGGATTTATATCATTCGTCCCAATACTGGAGCTACCAAGTAATGCGGTATGTAACGTATTTCTACGAAGCTTCATACTATATTTTGGTACATTAGAAACATTCATACCAATGAATGCCCCATATCCGTAGTCAATATCACCATACCCAAGATTATTAAAGGTTATATATGTAGTACCTGTATATGCTATCTGGTAGCCTGTCTCAGCGGCTAATTTTGGGTTAGCCGTAGTTTGTGTTCCGTTATAATATATAACATCGGACGCTTCATAGACATCAATATAATCGGTCGGGACAGGGTCTGGTCGACTCCCTGTCTTAGCACGGAATGATCCACCAGATGTGGATAGTGTACCTAACCATTCATCAGTCCCAGCCCTACGAAATCCAAGAACTTCATCAGACTCTCCACATAACGCATACGCCATACCCATATAGTATGAATACCCAATGTGTTGACAACCTCCACCTCCCATAACTTCTCCTTTTAACTACACATTTTTTGTTTTTGTGCTTTCAAATTACCATACCAAATAAGGTTACCGAATGTCCATACCGTTCCATATAGTTCCGGAATCGCTCGGGAACTATCTGCGGTTGGGAACTGAAAATCATCTAAACCATTAGCACCAGCATTAACGGGTGTTGGTGTTGGCATCAGTAATATAATAATCATGAGCATGATTATAAAGAATAATAACATCATCTTAAAACTCCTCTGTAACAGGATTGCTTAGCGGAACCCAAGGGAATCCGCCGAACTTACTAATATTATTATATACCGTATCGCAGGTTGTTATTAATTTGTCACAACCTGGGTACACGGATAAATTATCACTACCAGCCAAACTCTTGAACTCATATAATAACGTGATTGTACTACCAATATGTGTTATGATGGTCACACGTTCCAGATCGGTCTCTATCCAACCACCTGCAAAATGACCATCATCATATCCAGAGAATGCTACATTTGTTACAGTTGTACCAACAATACTACTACCACTGATGGTCACGCTAACTAAATGAGCGAGTTGGCTCAACCCACAACGGCTACCATATAATTCGTATGGACACGCTGGACTATATACTTTAACAGGGATAGATGAATCTAATACCTCTTGTATTGAGGTTACTATAAGTTTAGCAGAACCTTTTTCGATATTAAAAGTGGCACTACTAATACTACCAGAAAACAACAATAACCCAGCCGGACTATAAACTTTTAGGCTAACGACCCCGTAAGGATTCACTATTTTGAAGTCAACGGCTGGCCAAAGATGTGATGGCATGGTAATGGATAAATCTGTTGTCTCAAACTCAAATGAGATTTCACCACGCGATACAGGGAGTGCTACATAGACTTCCGAATTATATTCATAGTCTTCCGTTCCGGATGTGTACAGCGCTGTTTGTGCTGAGTTATCTACATAACTCATTGAGAATTTATATAATTCCATTTCATTCCTTTTATATCATAACTTCTTTTAACTTTACAGAACTGCTAGATGTATCCATATCATCCGCATCGAATTTTAACGTATCCATATCAAATCTAACTAATGACATAATTTTTAATTTATCACCAACTACAATCGTTGGGTCATCACCAGTGTAGAGTATAGTGTACTTCTCTAACTTACCTAGTGCCGCGTCGTAATACACAACGATTGTATCAACCTCAAACGCCGCATCAGTTCCAACAATATACATATAAGTTGTTTTATAACTCTCTAAATAATTCAGTGATACACTTTTTAAATAAAAGGTTAGTGTACCCTCTACCCGTAATACCTCGTTTACCTCTATAGGTTCAATATACCAAAATGGGAGGTACTTCCCTTGCTGTTGTTTGAAAAAATCTAATAATGTCTTACGGTCGGTCACGTTATCTTGGTATACACTAAAAGCATAGCTAATCTTATTGATTTTATTAGTACTCTGTGTCCTAGCATTTTGTATATCACCAGTAATGAGAAAAGCATTCCTAATCGAATGCGTTGTCCCCGTCTTTGGTACAGGAGTAAATACTGGTAGTCCATTATAACTTACCATTATAACTCCTTTAGTGTATATTTAACAGTATTAGTAGAATACGAGTCATATTGATTACTGATCGTTTTACTATTGTACATTGGGATAGCTGGGATCACATGAAAGTCTTCGTATAACTTAAATGGTGTATCTACCTGTATATGGTCGCTATTAACAGCCACAATACGGAGTAGTATTGGGTGTAGTTGATTACCAATTACTGCACAATACCCGCCAACCTCGAATGGTTTATCCGTTGTATCAAAACTAATAATACTACTAGTTAAGTGCGGACCCTGTATAGCCGCTCTATAAAACCATAATGGTTGGGCAAATACGGTGTACATACTTAACTGCGCAATACTTTTACTATACTCTGTCATATATGGGTCTGTTAGTGTAACAGAGTATGAGATTTCTCTTTTTGGTACTGTCATGAGTTGTCTACGACTTTCAGTACCAGTGGTGAACTCTACAATTTCTGTTTTATATACGTACGCTTCCGAGTACGATCGACGGTCTGGTATCAAACTATATACTAAAGAGGAAACTCTTAATATGTATAGATCAATCGTTAAGGTACTTCCGTTATCGAATGTGATGGTGAATATACTATCCACAGAGGCTCGACCAATCGTTGCACTCGCAGTGATTTCAAATTCAGTGCTTTGGCTCTTTGCTAAAGTAGTTCCAGCCGTTAATGTTGTAGTGATTCCGATATCAGAAAGCCAAGAGACACTTATAATCTCCACACTGTCAATCGTTAGATTTGTAATATCTACAGTAAATGTTGTATCTGTTAATACTAGACCAAAATCTAAGACCCTCGTGTAGACCGGCATATATATCTGCCCACTATCTCTACCAACGACTGTATCAACTAGTTCTATTATATTATCTGGTGTATACGTATATGAAGCAACTGGTAGTAGTCCAGTGTAATTATCATTTGGTACAACATACGGAGTGTACGGTATACTAACTGGTCCCCCAATATCATCGGACGATACTGTTAACATTGGTGATTGGTTTGGTCCTACCAAGCTACTTACAAAATACATAATTAAGCTCCAGTTACTACAGCAATACTTTGGAGACCACCAGGAGTCCTCCATGGGGTCATGTAGTACATATCACTACCAATTCGCATATGTGAATTGGTATGAATCGTATCAAGCCTACTACTAAAATAGATCTCAGGTAGATCACCAACGTACTCAAATGTATCTACGCCTGTAGACGTTTCTATATATACACCATGAGTACGTAGTTTAATACTTCTTGTGTTGTAGTTAAACATATTGTTATTAGAAAACGCAATCTTATTAAAGTAAGATTCTACACCATCGGTAGCAATAAATATACCACCGTCATTACTATACCAGGTCCCCTCATAGTTGATAATCATTTCTGGTGACACACCGGTCTGGTGAGATCCATATATTATATTACCACCAACGTACGATGTAGACTTGCTAAGTATCCCCACGTATGCTGAGTACCCCGTATTTATTGTGGTTATACTTACGTCCCTTATACTATGTAATAATACATGCTCAGACCCTATGATAATACTGAAATCTTTTCTATCTAAATTCTTCCCAATATCTACATATACATTTGAGACCGCTGGAGTAGAATTTGTTAACACTCCCGGCTGTTGTTCATAAGTTTGCCCGGTATCAAAGCCTGTATTACAATAGCACGATATTCTATACGACCGCGTATCTGGACTAGATAGTTTAAAACTATAATATCCGATAGTACCATCTACGGCAGTATGGTTTATGTAGAGTTCGTCGTCGACTACGTACTTATCAATCGTCCACCCAGCTTTACCAGACACTACTGTGTGTAATTCGGCCATCGGGTTAGTGCCGGGGTCATTAAATACTGTTCTAGTTATACTCATAAATCCCTCCTATACCATTTTGACGGCAATAAAGTCATCAGAACTGTTTTTATATGTATCTTGTAATACCAAGTAATTATCGGTATCAATTGTAATTATATCCTCGGCTATTACCTCTGCTGGATTTATCTTGTAAACTCCGACTGGTGATCCGAAATGTTGTGCGTTACCACTACTCTGGTAATATTCTAAAGGTCTGAGGTACACATTAGCCGTTGACGAATCTAGGCTTGCCCAGTCCCCCGCACCATAATCTATATCATAAGCTCCCCAAGCATTATTAATAGAGAATAGACTACCGTTATTGTCTGATAGTATTCCAAAACTCAATGACGATGTTTGGTTTGTCCAAGCAACTGCAGAGGTAGAGGTAGCAAAATTACATGGTGTGTAATTATCACTTAATCCAAAATAGCCCATAATATATACAGGATCTGGTTGCGTAACATTTTCTGTATCGTATAATTTATAGTTGATTATTATACGATTATTATCCGCCATAAACCAAAATTTCTCTATCGGTTGCCCACTACTCGCGGCTGCTAGATAGTTAGTTTCAGCGAGCTCATTAGTATAATAGTGTACCCCATGACATCGTTTATCATTATATGTACCAGACACATCAGAGTATATTAGGTATATATCATCATACGTATTAAAATTAGAGGGTATTCCATAGTTTGGCACTGTTGTACACTCAATCGTTGAACTATCGCCGTTTGCTATATAATTTAGTTTAAGTGTTTGTGATACACCATTATCCGTCAAGCTAGAGTATGTCGTACCATTCATAATACTGCCAGGATCAACCTCGAGTTTCCATATAAGGTCTATATCGCTACTATCGACGGAGTTCCCAGCTATATATAGATCACCTATATCACCAAGCGTTAGTTCTTTAGACCACACACAAAAATCAGATACCTTCGCGAATAGGTGTGAGACAAAATCTGTCCAACGGCTCGCAATATATGTTTCATGCGTATACGTTCCAAACTCCCTAATCAAAGGTTTAATAGTGCTAGAGGCAAACGATAAAATTTCCGTATCATTTAAGTAGGCTTTTATTGTAGTACCATTACATGTAACGCTGATTAATTGCCAGACATTACTATATAGCGATGCAGCAGCGCTATTCCCGTTTACTGTCAGTTCATTATTAGATCCAACGACTTCTAAGACTTGTTTACTTCCACTAAAGTCTGTAGTGCCAGTAAATATTGGTGCCAATGAATTTGTGTCTGCATTCAAATTTTTAATCCAACATGTTACTGACCAGGACGCTGGTAATGAGTCCCAACTATCTTCGGTCCAAGCATCACCAGACCAATCCGGAGTACTCAATGTTAATGTAGACTGTATAAAACTCATCCCAGTATTTGTCCCAAAAGGGTCTTCGCAGGTTCTAAATGTACCATATATAGGAAAAGTACCACTACCCGACGTTGACCACGAGAAAGTTTCACTATTGTTGGTTTTTATCATAGCTGTTGGTTGCCCGCTTTTCGTACGTATCGCCTCGTAAAGCTGTTCTGTACCCATGTTACGCACAACGTCGAACGTTATTGTATCTGTTGCAACCCAATCTGTTGCACCATCTGTAATCGTAAATGATATAATACCATTATCGTATGCTACCTCAGATGTGGCGTCCGCTGTAAATCCTGATATCGCACCCTCTACTGTAAATGTAGCACCAGCTCCGCCAGATGTACATGTAAGTACCCAATCTTGTGTAATCGTATCGTCTTCTGAAGAGTACAGAGTTAATTCTCCATCCCCCGTTCCTGTAACTATGATAGTATCATACGTGTGGGTAGTCGTCAAGAAGTTATCTAACTGCTCTAACATACCCATAGTGTTTAGTGCAACGCCTGTTCTATATGCCATTATTATTCTCCATTTACGCGTTCACCACGTTTTGTATTACTTTTCTACCTGAGCGAGATGTCATATAACTTTCGATGACCGCTGGGTCAATCGAGTTAATAATGACTGTTTCATTACTCGTTGGTGCTTGTTGTGTTTGTGCAACTTCTTGTCTAGATAAAACTCTTTCACCAGTCTGTAAGATAGCAGGGATTTCGTCTGATCTCAGCTTTTGTCCGTTAGGACCAACCGTACCACCCGTGTGAAACGTCTGTGCTTTAATTTGTGCAACGTTCGCCATACCCGCAGCTATAGCCGCCGCAGCTGCAACAGCCCCAAGAGCTGGTCCAACGTAAGGGATTCCAGCCATAGACTTGAACGCCTCTACAGCAGACGTGTACGTTGATGCTGTAGCTTGTATTATCTGCATAGCTTGCATAGCTTTCGCCGCTTTTTTACTTTTCAGTAGTCCAGCTTTTTGTAAGTTATCCATCGTATTAGCCAAACTCCCAGCTACGCTTGCTGTTTGATCAGCTGCTAACATACTTGAGGATACTGTATAAGCACGTTTTTGGTCGTCTTCAGCTTTAGTTATCGCAACCATTCTATCAGCAGCAGCTTGTGCATACTCTTCTTTAGTTGCATTAAATTGGTCTAATAGTGCTATCTGTTCTATATAGCTTTGGTCAGCAGTTGCTAGTTCCAGTGTTTTTTGTTCATCAGCAGCCTCCCGGCGTAGTGCATCTTTATTATCTGCGGCCTCAAATTCTGAAGCCATTGGGGAGGTAAAGGCAGCTTTTTGTGAATCATCAGCTTTCTTTGCTAATAAAGCATTTTGCGCTTTTATGTATTCAGCCTCTTGTTCTGCTGTAATCTCCCCTTCCATCGCTGCTTTATGTAATCTTGCACGTTCCTTCAAATAGTTTTCGTGATATATACTAGTCTTAATATCAGCAGATGTTTTCTCCACCTTACCTTCAAATAATATAAACCACTCACCCCACTCAAAATGTTGTTCAGCCTCATACCCAAACATCTTCGCAGTAGAACTATATGCCAATTCTTCACGAGCTTTATAGTATTGTTGGTCTAACTTAACACGCTGTGCTTGTTGTTTAACAGCAAGGTCTGCTGTTCTTTTAGCAATGTCAGCTTCAACTGTACTAATATCAGCGGTTTTCTGGTCACCAGTTACTTTGTCACCAGGCGTAACAGTCTTAGCTTTAATATCTTCAAGGAGTTGTTTCTGGTTCTCTAGTTGAATATTTGCCAGTTTGATTTGTGATATCTTACCAAGTCTAACATCTTGTTCAGCTTCTGTTGTTTTAGCATTTTGTTTAAGGGCCTTTACCTCAGCATTATACTGAAACAAATTCTCTTGGTTAATAGACTGTTTACCTTTTTGAATCGTCTGTTGGATCCCTAATTGTTTCTCTAGGTACTCTGTAACAGTTTCAATTATCTTCCCACCACGTCGTGACGTCGTTAAGCTTAAAACCTGTAGGTCAGCAATAGCCTTAGTGGTTTGTTGTTGATTATCTGACTGTTGAGCGATCTTTAATATCGCCTCACCCTCACCATTAACCAACCCATTACGCTCAGTCTGTAGTTTTATATACTCTTGTTGGTCATCAATCTGTGATTGTCCAAGCTTTTCTAAAATTGCTTGTGTGCCTTCCATCTCCTGGTGGGCTTTAGATCCTATTACAACAGACTTTTGTAATAAATTAAGATCAGCGGTAGGCTCATATGGTGTTGTTTTTTCAACTACTACCGCTGCTGCTTTTTCTTTATTCTTAACGAGCTTGCTATACTCTTTATTCATGCGTATAAGAGAATCTTTTGCGTGGTCTGCTTTACTTGTATCACCACTATCAACAGCATCAGTATATATTTTTGCTACAGTATTTATTTCTTCCTGTAGTTGTTTAATACGTAGCTGATTACCAATGAACTTATGTTGTGCTTTGTTGTATTTCAGTGCAACATTGAACCCATCAATCTCTGTTAGAATACCTACTTTTCTAGCTTCAGTAGCTGTTTGATATTCTAGTGATAGTAGTCTTATACCTTGGCGGAGTGTTAATATGTTTTTCTCACGCTCATTATTAGCTTGTTGCTCTTCATCGTCAGCACCAAACGCAGTCTTCATAATCTTATAGGCGTCTACCAGTATATTCCCAGAAGGGGTAACACTTTTATCAGCCTGCATTGCTCTTAAGTGTTGTATCTTTAGTGCAATAACATCAATACCATCACCGAAGCTTGCAAAGTATTCTAATGACGTTTGAAGGGCTGGGTTTAGTGTATCAATTGTAGCATCTTTCATGCTATTCATTGTACCTTCCCAAGTTGTTGCAAACCCTTCTACGATTACAGATGTTTTCTTAAGCTCACCACCAGAGTCATTCACAGATTTCTTTAATAGTCTGTGAAATTCTCCGAACTGTTGTTTCATTGTTGATAGTGAAGCTCTCGCACGAATATCTAAACCATCAGTAAATTCAGCAAAATCTTCATCAGACAGATCTTTAAGTTTTCTACCAAACTCTGTAAGGGCTCTGTTACCCTCTTCGCCACCTTTCTGTATATCACTTAATAATACTTTCTGTGTAAGACCCATTTCTTGGAATAGTTTCTTAACACCTTTAGACTGATCCGTAAGTATTCTTGTAAAACTTCTTATCTGTGTACCAGTCGTACTAGCACTAAGACCCGCATTATTAAATGACGCGGCCATTGCACCTACAGCATCAATTGTTAATCCAACTGTTTTAGCTGCTGCTAGTGCGTAGTTAGAAAATGTACCAATATCTTGTGTTGATAAACGTGATGCATTCGCAACGAACGCTAACTTATCTCCAAGCTCTTCAACAGTATAAACAACGTTGCCCATACCGTCTTTACCAAATACAGTATTATACGAGATAATAGACTTAGTAGATTCTGCGAATGTATCACCAGTTAACATTGCCATTTTCATAGCAACTTCTGTAGCTTCAGTTAGTTCATCTGTTGCAACTCCAGCACGTCCGAGTGCCATTGCTATGTCGTAAATTTCTTTTTGTGTTCCACCAAACTGTTTACCAAGGTCGTTAAGTTCTTGACCTAGCTCGGTAGTTGTTTTAGTGGTTTCCCCTAATACAGCAGACATAGTACGTACAGCTGTGTCAAAATCTATTACTGCTGTTAATCCAGCGCGCGCAGCTTGTGCTACTGCGTAGATTCCAGAACCCGCTAATGCATACTGTGCTGTTGTCCCAACTTTATGACCAAATGATGAACCTTTACTTTCAAAGGCTCCCATAAACCCACCATCATCTTTTGATGCTAGTGTTGCGGCTTTCTTCTTTTTGGCTTTCTCATTCTTTATTTCAGCTTTAGTATTACTTTCTATAATCGCAGTTTGTTTATTAATCTCAGCCGATAATGTACGAATTAACGCAGTGTTTTTTTGTAATACCGCTTGTTTTCTTAATCCTATTAGTACACTTAGATTCTTAACACGATTCTCATTCGTTGTTGTACGAATGATCATTTGTGTAGCGTTATCAATATTTTTTATTAGTTTTAATCTACGCTCAGCTGCTTTTGAGACTTTCTCTTCTGCAGAGTACTGCTCTCGTAATAATGCTAACTGCTCTTTACTATTATTTTCCTCAGCTTCTGGTATATATCCAGTGCGAGTATCTCTTGATGGTTGTTTATAATTATTACTTTTTGTTCTAGCAATATTTTGTTCTACACGCTCAAGCGTCTTATACTTGCTAATCATTATAGCAAGTTCCTGGTTACTAGCAGCAATCTTTGCTACTTGTTTTTCGTGGTATGTACTACCACCGCTTTTTAGGACATTTTGGTATTGTTTATATTGTTGTTCAAGCTTATTTAGTCTACGAGACTCTTTATCTTTCTCTAGTAAATACTCTTTAAGATCAGCTAATGATTCCTTACTCCAATCTCGTCTAGCCTTTTGAGCAGTCGCTTCGTCTGGTGTAATACCAATACGTCCAGCCTTAGTTGTAGCAATATTTTTCTCTACACGTTCTATTGTTTTATAATGAGATATCATTCTAGCAAGTTCATTATTACTCGCTGCAATATGCGCAACCTGTTTTGCATGATAAGAAGTACTATTAGCTTCACGAACTTTGACTACGTATTGTCCATACTGTAGTTCAAGTTTATTTAATCTAGAAAGCTCTTCAGCTTGTGCTGATACTTGTCTAGCTTGTGCAGCCTCTATCTCAGCATAGTATTCTCTAATAGCACTATTACCCGCTGTAGATTGTCCAGCGCTTTGTAGATGGTCATACTTCCCAGGAGCCATGTAGGCTGCTTCTTTATTTACCTGTATTTTACTTGCAGCAAGTTTAGTAGCATACTGTTGTTTATTATAGTTTAATAATTTACTAGCAGACTTCATCTGTCCAAGTAGTGATTGGCGTCGGCGATCTTCTAGTAGTACAAGTCTTTTAGTATTTTCTATAGAAGCCTTACCAGCAGCAATCTCTGCTTTATAGCTGACACTCTTTGACTTAATTAATTCTTTTTCCGCGCGTTCGAGCTGTTTAACAGACTTTTCGTGGTCTTTTAGTTGTTGTCCACTCTTCTTGTGTGCTTTCTCTAAATCAGAGAAGTCTGTCTTTGCTTTTATTAGTAACTCAATAGTATCTGATGCACTTTTAATCGCCATGTGTGTCCTTTATTAACGCGCCTTCTTAAGAGCTTCCTCTTCGGCTTGTCTTTGAAAATATTTTAAACGTTCAGCAAGGTGTTGTGTACCAGTTACAAAGACTATAGGTTGATCACCCATACCACCATCTTCTGGTAGTTTGTTTATCTCTCGAAAGTTATGTCCCTCAAGGAGAAGCTGCCCAAGCGCTTCATCCTTTTCCGCAACAGGACATTCCGTTATAGTTTCGCCCATAAATGGAAGTTTGAACATAGCATCTAGATGTTCTACGCCCTCTATAAGGGGGCAGTTTCTCTGTTTGTCGAGACCACGCTTTTGACACGTATGGCAATGCCATGTGCCATCGTTAAACCTTGGGTCTAACATAAGCTCAACGGTCGTAACGAGTGTGCTAAGAAACTTTGACGACGGTGACCAAAGTTCTAAAACTTGTTGCACGATGTCGTCGAACATTTCTTTACCAATATACGTTTCGATATTCTTTATAAAAAGGTCTCGGGGTATGTCGGTCTCGATGTTTTGGAAGTCTATGATACAGTGTTCTATTATGAAATCATTAAATGGAATAACGTTGCTATCGATATTAAGCGTCGCTAAACTTGTAAATCTATAAGGGATTGTCTGAAGTAAAAAACGGACGGGTTTCTGCTCGTCGCGTTGTGATTGCGGGACGTACCAAACTTTCTGATTAAAGTTAGAGTACATCATTCATTGGGGCCTTTTCTATTCTTCTGGGAAGAATATTTGGATAGACGAAGGGTCGCGTGTAATAGCGTTGATCACGCTTGATACTTCTGTAATAAGATCTGCTGGGATACATGCGATTGAATCTTCATCCGCTAGTCCGTCAGTTATGCTTAATTTTAAAGCTTTATCTTTTTCATCGTTGATGTTTTCCCACGCTAGAATTCCTTGCTGAGCAACTCTAAATGCGAATACACCTTGTGCGATAAACACGTCTTCACCTTGTCTTTGTACCATACGGTCTTCAAGATCAAGTAGATCTCTTGTTTGTAATGGTTTAATCCATACTTTGAATGGATTCTCTACATCTCTCTCTGATTGAAAAATGTACTCGTAACCTTTTGTAGGTGTTTTGTTAATCTTAATTGCCATTTTGTGTCCTTTTATGTAGTTGGTAGTTTATTACCTTTTGTTAGATTGATGCTCGCTGGAATTACTTGTAAATTCCACGGGACGTGCAAACCGCAGCTGGTTTCTCCTTGTAAGGGATACACGTGGTCAACATGCCAAGCAAAGCCGGTAGCTTCAGTATAAATTGCTGCCAGCTTATAGTAATCTTTAATATCCTGTTTTTGTTCTTGTGTTAACCAAGAGGGTGTAGCGTTGAGTTTTGTTGCACGCCGTTTAGCACAGGCAGCATTTCTAATTGCTTTTCCATGTGTAGACTTTCTGTATGCTTTACGTGTCGCCCTACATCGGTCTCTTAAGCGGTCTTTATTCTCTTGTTGATATCGCTTAACATTTTTCTTTATCTGTTCTGCATTCATTTGATAGTAAGCATCGTTGTATGTTTTACAGTAGTCAGGATTAAGCTTTCTAAATCTTTTACTTCGTTCATTATCAGTTTCTTTATTATTCTGATAATACTTTTGTTTATATGCTTTTAATTTTTCTTTACCTAGTAGTTGCCTATGCTCTGCAGACTTGGTGGCCGCACATTGTTTACATGTATTCCGTCTCCCGTGTTTTGCATCAGACGCTGTTACGAAGAACTGTAACTCCTTAACACTGCTAGCAGTTGTACCACATTTACATACTCTTAATATCATATCAACTCCTTTTAATAGCTCAATAAAGCAACCCGAAGGTTACTCTATGAATTATACGTTTTCTTTGAAAAATATACTAATTCCACGTTCATTAGTTCCACAATCTGGGCTAAGTATTTGAAACTCGATCGTTTCGTAGCTCAACCCACCGTCGTCACTTCTAGACACGTTTGTGAATTTAATCGCTGGAGCTATAACACCAACAATAACAGGTGATGCAGAACCACCATCTTTAAGTAACATAGAAAGTGAACCTTTCGTTCCAGCTTTAAATGCATCAAAATTTGTAACTCCATCATACTCAACTTTAAAGCTTCCCGTTACAGTCTTGGAAACTCCGACCTTGTTGGTAATTCCATCCGTTGTAATACTAAGGATATCTGTGATCTCAGTAGAGATGCTAATAGATAAATCTTGAGCTGTATAATCTGTTCCAAGAACTGATACCGCTGCGTTTTTACCAACAACAGGCGTTAACGTTGTACAAGGAGTCACAACAGTAGAACCAGGAGTTGTTGCATCAAAACCAGCACCAGCTAATGTAAACGCTGCAGTAGCGATTCCACCAACAGGGAAGTCAAGAGATACCTCAGAAACAACTACACCAAGATAATCGTAATCAACAGTGTTACCAGTTGTAGGAGCTAAATGCTCACGAACAGCTAAAGATGGTACAGTACTATCTGGTTTAGGTAGAATGTATGTTGTCATACCTTCCACAACATCAGCAGCAGTTGGTGTAACGCTAAGCGCTGGAACAACTTCTAGTGTATCTGTAGAAATAGATACGATTGTAACGTACTCACCACCAACAGTTCCACCAGTAACGTCAATTTTTAATACCTGACCAATTTCTAAACCAGCAGCCGACGTTAAGTCGAAGTTAGACTCATCAATAGCTGATGCAATATCTGTAGCAGTTGCTGAAGCTAGTTCTTGTCCAATACCATTAGTAAAGAATAAATCTCCATTAACACCTGTTACAGCGTCCTCTCCACTTAACTCAACAGTTAAATTTCCAGATGAAGTTTCTTGTCCAAGAATAGACTCAAGTTTTAAAAGTGATTGGCGAATAACTTCGCGCTCAATCATCTCAACATCAGTTGTCATCTCTCCAGTTGTATAATCTACGTAATCAGCATCTGTGAATGATGGTCCGGCTGCTGCGTAAGAAGCTTCCTCAACAACCGCGATACTTTTTCCTCTACTTAAAAAACTCATTTATAATCCTTATTATAATTAGTTTAATTATGTGCACATAATTAATAGTTTAATGACTTTCACGGTCTAAGTTGTGTACTTATACTACACACGTCTCACGTAACCTAAATTCAAATAATAGTTCCATTGCCTTCAATGGAAAGTTTGAGTAATCATCGTGTCTTGCACTAATAACATCTCTATCTATAATGTTGGACCAAATCGGACTATCATTAAGGATAGCATCAACCACCTTGCGTCGAGTACGAACCCAAGCGAGCTCATCATCCGTACAATTCATATTAATAACTAATCTAATATATAAGAAATTATCATATTTACTCGCGTCATATCCTGTAGATATAAGGTCAAAAGTATCAGCCGTCGGAGATATATAAATAGATGTGAAGGTATCTTCGTCCGTTAATGATACAGCTTTACCGTGAGATACTGTATTTACTTCATCTATAGTTACTAAGATATCTTTAATATCATGTAGTAATAATTCATATTTATCCATTAATCCCTACCTATAACTAATTTCGCTTTACGACGTTGTAACATTAAATTTTCCCAAATTAGTTGGGACCTATTTAACCAACCAGAAAATGGTTTGGCTGTCCCGTAATCATCATACTTCTTGTTAGTATTCATCATGTTATCAAGAACGACTCCACGAGTCTTTGCAACCTTGCCATAGAAATTCTTTATGGTAAATTGTACTTGGTTAAGCCTAAACTTATTACTTTTATTTCGTCTATAACTTCGTGTGATCGTTGGAAGCAATATAGAATTATATAAATTACCTTCATTCTTTTTTGGCCACTCTGTTTTATTTGGCGTGTAGTCTTCTTCGCCAAACGTACCAATCACAGGGCTGGATAACATGGATCTAACCTCATCTTGCCAATCTTCAACATCATCAGCTAATCGATGTGCAAGAGCTTTAGAGTAATTATCAACAATCTTATTCGATTGTTTTGTTAATATAACACGAACTTGGTCCTCTATTGACCCTCTTGATTTAATCGCCATCTTTAACTACTCAGTAACGTCATACCAGCATAATATAGATATGTCTGCTTAGATGCTAAAGGTACAACGTCGTTAGAAAAATACGCTGTATTTCCTGTAGCGTTCAGCGTCTTATCAACGTTATCCGTATGTTTATCAATCGCATAGTATACCGACATCATGTGTCTGTACACTGCTAACTTTAAATCATCGGGAATGTCGTAATCACCAAAACCAAGATCAAGCTCAAGTGTTATAGGTTTACGCACATCAACCAAAGCAGTGTCGAGCAATATGTCTTCACCGTAATATGAATACGTATCATCATCAAGCAGATCACCATCATACCATAATCTATATACATTATCTATAGGATATGCTTTTGGTATGATAGACTTTTGTCCAACCTCTAAAAACATTTTAAATGCTAGCGTTTCTGTTTCAGGATAAATACCATACTGTTGTTTAATGTAGCTAAGTACACCTTTAGCAACAGTACTATAAGTGTCTTCGGCAATATCAGTAGCTCCTGAAAATACCATGAAATCAGCAAATGTAAATGTCGCCATAGGTTATCCTTTAATCTTCTTTAAGTGTTGGTTTAATTTTCTCTTTAGGTTTAGGCTTAACAGAGGGTTTTGCCTCAGCTTTAGGTTTTGGTTTCTCAACAACTTTCTCAGCAATCTCTTCAAACATCTTAGAGAACTTAGTAGCGAATGCAGCGTCGACCTCGTATGCATTACCAGGCTCGTAAGTTACAAAACCCGACTTAAATTTAACTTTTCCAATGAATCTAACTTTCATATAATCTCCTTAATTAATTATAATATAAACGCTATCTACTATTACGAGACAGTATTGGTAACGCTTATATTATAATTAAAGCCGGAGGTTAGTCCTCCGAGCTTAAGTGTGTTACTACTTGCTTACAGCGATTGCAGCAACAACGTTGATCTGATTAGTTGTAACAGTATTGTTAGCAGCTTCAGTTGAGTCATAGATTGAACAGAATCCAAATCTTAATGAACCAGTGTAAACGAATGTTTGGTTTGTGATATCTTTGTCACTTTCAGCAATGATTGAACCATTAGCTGTAAGACGCATTGTATCAATGTTCAGCATGTACATAGCAGTTGCTACGTTATTTACAGGAGTAGTTGTATCAACAACACCATTAACATCAACAACATATGGCATACCAGATGTAACAACAAAAGGGATGTCAAAAATTGTATTGATGTAGCCACCAAATAAAGTTGCAACGTTTCCAGCTTTCTCTTTAGTTTTGAATGATTCAAATGCGCGGATATGTCCGTAAGTACTTTGATCCATAACTAAAACGATATTACCTTTCATTACTTCTGCTTGGTCAAGATAAACTCCACCAGCATCTTGCATTAATGTGATAACATTTAAGAACTCAGTCTCACCACCATCAGCAGCAGCCCAGTCAATTGAAGCACCATCTACAGTTGCTTTGTTAAGTCCATGGTAACGGATACCATTACAAACACGAGCAGCACTTGATGCAGCAGCGAAAGTTGTACCATCTTGAGAACCAGCAAGGTCACCATTAATAACAGCAACTTCAACAGCTTCAGATACAGCACGGATAATTCCCATACGTACTTCAGATGCAATGTCAATTAGAGAGTCGTCAAGTAATTCGTAAGATTTACGAACAACAGTTAAAACTTTCTGAGTTGTTGCAACGAAAGTTTGGTAAGCTTCCACAGAATCTGTACCAGTGATTGACTCAGCCGTTAAGTATGCAGTGATACCATATAGCGCGATTGTATCGTGAGCAGATCCACCTTTAATACTTCTCATTGGGAAAAGCTTAGCTACATTAAGAGCTTCTTGAATATCACGTAGTAATGTCCCAGTGAAACCATCAGGAAGAATTTCAGCAACGTCACCTGTTACACCAACTGCTTTAGCACGTACATTAAGATCAGCAAGATCTACAGAACGTAAAGCACCACCACGAAGTGATTTAGCAATCATACCAAGTTCGGCAACACGCTCTTGATCAGCACCAACAGCGCTTATAGCTCCACCAACTTTTCCAGCAGGTTTAGGAGCCGCAGTTCCTACAGATTTAGCAACAGCAGCGTTCATTTCTGGTTGCGCATCAGCTAAGGCTTTAGCTACGATGTCTTTTAATTTACCCATATTTATCTCCTTTAAAGATAATAATAATTTAAGCTTTCTTTTCTTAAATAGGGCAGAGGCTGTCTCCCGTACGAACTTATAGTTCGGTGTTACGCAACTGGTTGCGGATTAATAATTCCTGCGATCTTACCTTCAATAGCTTCCGCTGCATCAGATACGAGTTCATAAAACTCCTCGATCTCATCAGTGTCGAAGTCTTCATCAGATACGGCTAAGATCTCTGCTTGTCTATCCTTTATATAGGATACAGCATTATCTACTTTAGCCTTAGCGTTAGCTTTATCTTGCGCCTCTTGTTCTTTGGCAGCTTGAATATCAGCTTCAGCTTTTTCATCAGCTAGTCTAACCTTCTCAGCTTCGGCCTTCTCAATAGCAGCAACTAGTGCAACTTCATCGAAAGCAGGTGCCGGCTCTGCGGCTGGTTCTACAGCTTTAGGTTCAGGTTTAGGCTCTACAACTGGTTCAACAGCTTTAGGCTCTTCTTTAACTTCAGGTTCAACAACCTTCGGCTCTTCTTTAACTTCAGGCTCTGCAGCCGCTACTTCTTTTTTGATCACGTCCATATTATCTTCCTTTTCTGTGTTAATACTCTTACCTTTTAATGCTGATTTGAAGGCGCAGCTACCGTCTAATTCGTCACATGTCATATTGTTTTGTGCAGCTAGTACACGTTTTGATATTGTTGGGCTTTTCTCAGCAACAACATCGAAGAGCGCTTCCTGGTTTGATTGAACAGTTGTTAAACTGATCTCTACCAAAGTTGAGCTCTCTACTTCTAGTATATCACCACCAGCCATATCTCTATAAACATATGAATGTGGTACCGTACTTATCGACAAAGATTTAATAATCCCTTTCTGTACCCCTTCATATATATGTTCAAGGCCTGTAAGTCGATGGACCTCAGCTGTGATGTGTAGTGCTCCATCACGATGTTCAATCTCTGTAACTTTACCTAATCCTTTACTCCAGTCATGTTGGAACACAAGTATTGGATTCTTTTTATAACTATCAAGATCCATAAAGTCTAGATTAACAAGTTCGTTATCCCGATCAATCTGCAAAAACCCTTCAGGTGTTCGATACATTGACGCAATACCTTTAATGATCAAGATACCTTCATCTTTCTTCTCCACAGCTTTAATAATAGCACTGTGTTGAAGTTTTAATTCTCTATTCTCCATGAAACTCCTTCATAATATTTTTAGTAAATAATTCAGAGTTCCCAGACTTTAATATATAGTCTCCGTAGTATTTATACTCTCTGTATTGTTGTAGTATTCTTTGTTCTTGTTCATAGGCGTATTCACCATCGCTGTACTGTTTTGACCATA